CACATTTGGAGTTTGGAAAGTCATCCTAGTCGTCTTAATAAAGAAGGCATTATTGAAGCTATTGCCAAAGAAGGGTGTGATGAATTTTTTGAAGGATGCCGCCTTGCACTGGATCCAATGATTACTTTTGGTCTTAAACAAATACCGGAGAAACAAGATGAGGATGGTGCTGGCTTACCTTGGGATAGTTTTACTCTCGCTCTTACTGGCTTCGTTACTCGTAATGTCACCGGGAATACTGCAAGAGATATGGTTGCATCCATGATGAAATCAGCCACTAAACGAGAGTGGAATGGCTGGTATCGTCGTATCCTTATTAAAGACTTACGTTGCGGTGTAAGCGAAAAAACAATAAACAAAGTAGTGGAGAAGAAATATGCTCAGTATGCTATTCCCATTTTTGGTTGTCAGCTTGCTCATGACAGTGCTAATCACGAAGCTAAAGTTGCCGGCAAGAAACTTATTGAAGTTAAACTTGACGGTGTCCGTGTTATTACTATCGTTCGCGCTGACGGCCGCGTGGACATGTTTAGTCGTAATGGTAAAGAGCTTGCAAATTTCCCTCACATAGCAGAACAAATTAGTTCTGTTATTAAACAAAAAGGTTCCAGCAAGAGTATGGATGTTGTATTAGATGGTGAAATTATGTCGTCTAGTTTCCAGGACTTAATGAAGCAAGTACATCGCAAGGACAATGTAGAAGCAGGTGATGCTGTCCTTAACTTGTTTGATGTTCTTCCTCTTGCAGACTTTGAAAAAGGTATTTACGAAAAAGACCAAACTACTCGTAGTCAAATGGTTAAGTTTTGGGTTGAACAAAATCAACATTTGATTCCTAATGTAACTTATGTTGCTAACGAACTAGTTGACTTAGATACAGAGGAAGGACAAGCCCGATACAAAGAGATTAATCAAAAGGCTATCGATGGTGGTTATGAAGGCATTATGCTTAAAGATCCACTTGCTCCCTACGAGTGCAAACGTAGTCATGCTTGGTTGAAGTTAAAGCCATTTATTGAAGTTAGTCTAGCAGTAGTCGCAGTAGAAGAAGGTACAGGTAAGAACATAGGTAAACTTGGTGCGCTAGTATGCGAAGGAGAAGATGATGGAAGACAAATCAGAGTCAACGTTGGCAGTGGCTTTACCGATAGTGATCGTGATAGTTTTTGGATTAGCCGTAGTAGTCTTAGCGGAAATATTGTTGAAGTTCGTGCAGACGCTATAACACAAAATCAAGACGGTACATACAGTTTACGGTTTCCCCGATTTAAAGGGTTCCGTGGTTTTACAAAAGGTGAAAAGTTATGAGAAGTAATTATTGGTCATGTTCAAAGTTTGCAGACTGGCTTCGCGGCACTAATAAGTTAGGTGCGGCCACAAGCGAAGAATGGGATGAGTGGCGTACCACTGCACAGATGAAGCACAACTTTCGCTATTGGCTAGCGGAAGAAGCATTGGATGCTATTCAAAATTTTGTAAACTATCCTATGGACAAATTAAATGATGTCAGATACTACATCAACAATCGTTGGGTTAGTAAGAGTCACGCTCTTACTGCCCACCCTCGTGATATCCGCCCTGGCCGTTGGAGTGACGTTGGTAATCGGTTTCTCCCTTGTCTTTTTAACGAACTTGTTAACTTTGTTGAAATCGAACAAGCGTGGCACTATGTAATGTGGAATGAAGAGGAACGTAAAAAGTTTAAGACACCATGGTGGCGTAGTGGTTGGTTGCGTTGGCGCACTTGGCGCTCGCCAGAAGCTGGCATGGAATATCTAAAGTGGGCAAGCACATTAACTAATGAAGAGTTCCTTGACGAAGGTGAGAAACATCTGGCCGAACCAACTTACCAGGCCAACTCTGCTAAGGAAATTATTGAACTGTACACTTGGTGGACTACTACCTATCGTAATCGTCCAGAGCCAATGGAAGCAAGTGGCTGGACTGCATATTGTGAAGCCGCACGTTTGGCTAACGGTGGTCGACTAAATTTTGGTACTGACAAAACTCCTGAGCTTGCCGAAATGAGCAAGATTGCTATGGACAAAATGCACAAGATGGAAGAGGAATACGAAGCCGAGGATGAGGCTATGATGATTCGCCTTATCAAAGTACGTCAAAGTTTGTGGACATGATTTCAATAAGACCTACTCTAGAAAAATATTATCGTAAATATAAACGATACCTACACAAGAGAAAAAATAAAATGAGTAATGATACACTATGCGCGGTGCCATGGATGCACTTGGCATTCGAGCCTAGCGGGAAAATTGTTCCTTGCTGTATGACTAGCACACATAATTATTTTGCCGGAGATTTAAATACGCAGACTATTGATGAAATTTGGAATAGTCAAAACATGAAAGATCTACGTAAGGACATGATAGAAGGTATCGAGCCTAAAATCTGTAATAAATGTTTTGATCGAGAAAAGGTAACCGGTGAAAGTAGTAGGTATTATCACAATAAAGACTTTCCAAATGTAATTAAAATTATTCCAGAAATTACAGAACCAGATGGTACTTGTAAAACCATGGAGTTAAAATATTGGGATTTTAGATTCAGCAACTTGTGTAACATGAAATGTCGCAGTTGTGGCCCACGTTATAGTAGTGCGTGGGTTCCTGATGCTAAAAAATTAGGGTTTGCCGATCAAGAAAAAGTATGGAGTATTGAACAAGTTGGTAATACTACTAATTACGATTTCTTAAAGGATCAAGTTAAACACGTACAAAAAATTTACTTTGCCGGTGGTGAACCATTGCTAATGCCAGAACATTGGCAAATATTAGATATGCTAGTTGAAAATAAAAGATTTGATGTTAAAATTAGCTACAACACAAACGCTAGCACACTAAACTACGGTAAGAAAAATGTGCTCGATTACTGGAGTCAATGGCAAGATTGGAAAGTAGAAGTCTGGCCTAGCATCGATGAAATCGGACCTCGTGCTGAATTAATACGTAGCGGAACAGTATGGAGTAAAGTAGAATCCAATTTAAAAGAAATGTCCAAACTGGATAATATTGTTGTAAGGCCAGGACTTACAATTGGTGCTTGGAATGTATTTAGATTACCAGAAATTATTAATCATTTAGTCGATATAGGAGTCGTAAGGGAAAAACACAAGTATCAAAATTTCTTTATTAATTTGTTAGTAGATCCTACACACTATCACGTGCATATACTACCCGATGAGTTCAGACAATCAACCGTAACAAAACTAGAACGTTTTGTGCAAGATCACAATAAAAAATATAATACAACTATAGATCACTTGTTTACACATATAATACATGAATTAAAACAGCCATACGATGCTAAGGCCGCTAAACGTTTCTTAGAAGTATCGGCACAGATAGACGGTGTACGCAATGAAGATATCTTTCAAATAATTCCCGAAATGAATATAGTAAAGGAAGTAGTCAATGGACACCCTTGATCAATTGCGTCGAGAAATAATCGAAAGTGATACATTTTGTTTTTATCCTTTTCTAGAGTTAAGTACTAACCCCGGCGGCCATTTAAAACCCTGTTGCTATTATGAGGCACCGCTTTATCGATCAAATAAAAAAGTTATTAGTATTTACAACAATGATACATTCGATAGTGCCTGGAATAGTGAACAAATGATTTCTATTCGAAAAAATCTCCATCAGGGTTCTATGCCGGAAGGTTGCAGAATTTGCACACGCGATGGTGATGCAAGTATGCGAAGCCGATCAGTTAAAGAATATAAGAATAATATAAATGCGTTAACAGTAGTAAAAAATACTATTGACAATAATTATCAAGCATCTCACACACCATTCATATTAGAATTGAAACCTAGTAATTTGTGCAATTTAAAATGTGTAATGTGTAATAGCTATGATAGTTCTCAGGTTGCAAAAGAATTAAAAGATTTATCAGAAAAGTATAAAGGCATTAATATCAAAGACGGGCGATATATATCTATTTCTGAGATTCCCGGCATACATGAAAATAATGTAGCGTTTAAGGATGTCGATCAACCCGATTGGTCTGATAATGATATTATATGGAATAATTTTTTAAAGATATTGCCGGGACTAGAAATTTTAAGTTTCGCAGGCGGGGAACCGACACTTATGCCGTTTGTCATGAAAGTACTAAATTATTGTGTAGACAACGGATATGCTAAAAATATTACTGTGTTTATTTCTAGTAATTTTACAAATTTAAACAAAAACTTTTTTAATTTAATGCCTGAATACAAAAAGTTTGAACTTATTGCTAGTATAGATGGCTATGATCGAGTTAATGATTATGCACGATTTCCTAGCAAATGGTCGCAAATATCTAAAAACTATATCGAAGCTAAAAAGTATATGAAACATGATAATGTTAAAATACTAACCAATATCACTGTTAGCGTTTTAAATATTGTAGATTTAGTCGATCTACTAAACTGGTTAGAAGACCGTGCGGACGAGTATCCGTATTTTAAAGAATGGCCATATAATATTAATTTAATATCGCAGCCGCCTGAACAACATATAAGTTTATTGCAAGAAGATCTTAAAAAAACAGCAATTGATAGACTTGAAAACTACTTAAAGTCGAGCAAAATTTTAAAAGAATTTCCTGGTTTAGATTCTAAAATATATTTGTTAATTAATGAATTACAAAAATCAGACGATCCTGAAATATTTAAAACTTTTAAAGATAGAATAAAAGTTTTAGACGAACACCGTGGTATCAATATTGTTGACTACATACCAAAATTAAAATTTTTAGCCGAATGAAAAACAAATACATTACTATAATGCGAGAAAATTTTGATGACAATATTTCTTATGTAAAAGACCCAGTGTTTGGAACTTTAAGATACAGAAAGACTTATGTCGAGTCCACAGTATCATTAGAAAATAAAGTGTGTACAATGCCATTTCAATCTGTAGAAATCAATGACCTTGGAGAAGTAAATGTATGTTGCGGAGATTGGAACCCTGCAATAATTGGCAATGTACTAGAACAAGATCTTAAAACTGTATGGCACAGTTTCAAAGCGAATACACTGAGAAAAAGTATACTGGACGGAACATATCGTTATTGTAATTCAGGCACATGTGAGACAATTAAAAATGATAATCTTTTGGTAGTTGATAATTTTTACAATGAATATGCAAAAAATTATATGACAACCTTTCCTACAGATATAAAGTTATCTATAGATCAAAGTTGTAACTTAGAATGCCCTAGTTGCAGAATAAAAAAAATTAATCATATTGATCACGAAACTAAAACCAAAATTGCCACAATCGCACGTAATGTTTTTTCCGCTGTGTTTGCTGAACCACACGATCAACGCATTTGTTTATCAATGGACGGATCCGGAGAAATTTTTGGTAGCGAAGTATATAGAGAACTTTTTCAATCTGAGAAAGTATTTAATGAAACTTACAATTGGCCTAATTTAATTTTTGAAATCACAACCAACGGTGTGTTGATGACTGAAAAAATTCAAAAGAAATATTCAAATTTTTTCTCTCAAGTAACAAGAGTTTTTATAAGTATTGATGCTGGCAATAAAGAAAGTTATTACATTGTAAGAAAAGGAGGTAATTGGGATCTACTTTGGGAAAATATTGATTATTTTTATAATACTATCAAGCATAATTCAAACAAAAGATGGGTATGGACCTTAATTATACAAAAAGATAATTTAGAATCCATTCCAGAATTTATTGAAAAGGCAAATTCATTTCAAGATAATTTGCCGATTTTAAATATGACACACTTGTTGAATTGGGGTACATTTTCAGAAAAACAATATCTTGATAAAGCAGTACATCTTCCATCCAATCCATTATATGAAAAATATATTGAAATCATTAATTCGCCCCTGGTAGCCAATTACAAACGAAAATTATATGCAAAATAAAACATTGTGCTCCTACCCTTGGATATCATCTGCTGTAAGGCCAAAAGGTCAAGTGATCCCGTGCTGTCGTTATGCCAATGAATACCCCGGGCATGAAGACTCCATGGTATACTCAAGCGATCCACGAAATACCCAGCATTGGGTAGAATTACGAAAAAAAATGTTAGCGGGAGAAAAGACAGAATATTGTGATAAATGCTATAAAGAGGATGAGAGTGGTATAGAAAGCATGAGACAGGGCAGTCTCAAAAATTTTATACCTATCAAAAACGAAGTTGTTCCTCTAAGACATCTAGAAGTTTCATTCAACAATTTATGCAATCTTGCATGTGTGCATTGTAGCAGTTATTTTTCATCCACTTGGTACTCTGAAGATTACAAAAAAGGAAAAATAGGCAAAATAGGTGTACTCCAGCATGAGATTTCTTTTGATAATTGGGACCTAAGCCAACTAACCGACTTGAAAATAATCGGCGGTGAACCCTTGATGGAGCAAAAAAAATTCATAGAATTGATGAGGAAACTTAATCTTCCAAAAATGTTCCTTCAAATTTGTACTAACGGCACTCATATGCCCAATGAGGAATTACGATTTCAAATTGAAAGATGCAAAAGTGTATATTTAGAAGTTAGTTTAGATGGCATTGGTACTGTTAATGATTGGTATAGATGGCCAAGCAAATTTGAAAAAATACTTGAAAATTTAAAGACTTACGAAGAATGGTTTGGCAATCATAAGAAAATACGCAAAATTATTCATTGTGTTATAAATGCTGTGAATGTTATGTATTTGCCAGATATAATCAATTATGTCAATACCAATCTCCCATCTTGGGATATAACTTGGGATTGGATTCAAGGGCCCGATTGGCAACAAGTTTGTGTGTTGCCTTCCGGTGTCAAACAACAACTCATACTGGATTTTTCCAATCTTGATAAAACTTATAATATCAATACTGACCAAATCCCCAATCCATATGCAGTTACTATTGATCGATTAAAAGACACACCCAAAGTCACATGGGATGAATTCAAGAGTAAGACTATAGAATTGTCTGACGATAGAAAATTAAACTTTTTAGAAATGGTTCCTAAATTTAAAAACATTTGGGAGAACGTTGAATGATCAATTTGATCTATGCCAATGGGTGTAGTCATACTGCTGGTGCTGAAATAGAAGGTGACTTTGCTGGAGATTGTACACGCAAGAGTTTTCCTGCAAAAATTGCAAATTATTATAATTGTAATGTTATTAATGATGCATTAAGCGGAGGTAGTTGTGATAGAGACAAGGATGCCATGCTGTTGCAGGCAGAAAGTATTCAAAGATACTTAAATTTTACGGTTGACAGGCACTCATTTTGGCGCTATAATATACACATGTTAAACAAAACAGGAGCAGAAATTGGCTAAAACAGCTACAGCAACTCGTTCAAGAGTACCAAAAGATCACAGTCCAGTTTGGGACGGACATGAAAATTGGACGGAAGCTGAATTCCTAAAGAAGTTTCACATGGCTACAGAATACTACCGTTTGGAGTTTTCGGGCAAAGATTTGAAACCAGCAGTTATTAAATGGATGACTGATACTGGTTGCACTAAAACTGACATTGCGGCTTTTAAGAAAACCAAAGACGGACGTTGTAATGTTACAATGGGCGCGATTGCTAGTTGTTTGCTACGTGGCATGCCTTCTATTCGTGCAGATTTTAACAAAGGTCGAGACACAGCCGCTTGGTTACGTACCGAAATCGTTACTGTAATCGAAGCTGGTAAAAACGATATTGAAGAAGTTGAAGCTAAAGAAGCTAAACCTTTAGTAGTACAGCCAAGTATTCAGGATCGTTTGCGTGAAACTGCTTACAAAATGACTGAAGAAATCGAAGATGCCATTGAAGGTTTCCAAGAAGATCCAGAAAATTTTGATCCAAAAGCGTTCAAAATGCTTAATTTGCTCAAAGGCAAAGAAGTCAAAGCCGCCCATGCTAGGGTTATTAAAACCCTCTACAGCAGGGATTTAGCTGAACTGGAGGAGTTGGCATCCGGCAAAGCTGATGAGCAGTTACGTGAGGGTTACGGGCATCGTAGCAAGAAACAAATTAAGAATTTGATTGCTTTTTATCAGGAAATTATGAGTGCATGTGACATGCTGAGCCAAGAAGCTAAAGCAAATCGCAAGCCAAAAGCTCGTAAATCGCAACCAAAAGAGAAGATTGTTGCCAAAATGAAATATATGAAAAGCAACGAGCCTTTGAAATTGGTGTCGATTAATCCTACTGATATTATCGGTGCAAAGGAACTTTGGGTGTTTAACACTAAGACTCGTAAATTGGGCAAGTATGTGGCCGCAGAATATCAAGACTTAGGTGTTAAAGGTACTACAATTACCGGGTTTAATGAGCATACAAGTATTTGTAAGACGTTACGTAAACCCGAAGAAAAGCTCAAAGAGTTTAAATTGGCGGGCAAAGTACAATTACGCAAATTCTTAGATGATATTAATGCTACGGATACTAAGATGAACGGGCGTATCAATGAAGAGATTGTGCTATTGAAAGTGGTTTAAGCATGTAGTTATAGTTGGGTCTCATGATAAATATCATATAAAGAGACTCAACTATGACGACAACTCCACAGTTTATTAGCCGTAATGGCGCTTTACTTACTAACAACAGCTTAAACATTACTGCCGGTAACGATTACAGGATCGACGATGTACCTGTAATTAGTGCAACAGCACTAGGCGTAACTATTACTACTAGTAATCTTAAACAAGTAGGAACGCTAACCACTCTAGCGGTTTCAGGTGATGCAGTATTAGGCGAGTTTGCTTTTTTTAATACTACATTTAATCGTTTAGGTTTAGGTACAGAAGATCCTAGTCACAGCCTAAGCATTATTGATAATAACGTTGAAATCGGACTAGGCAGTCCTGATTTTAATCATGCAGAATTTGGCACGTACAGCAATCATACCTTAACATTTGTTACAGATGGATTGCCACGCATTGTGGTAAACAGTAATGGTAATGTTTCAGTAAGCGGAGATTTAAGTGTTCAAGGAACACTTACTGTTAATAATCTAGTTTCTGAAACTAGGATTACCAAAACGGCTCCAGTAGAGTTTTTACCTAGTACGGACAGCGGAATATACGGATTAGGGCTAGTATGGTCAGCTGTAGATTACCAACGTCAATTTATTTTCCGTAGNGATCCTGATCGTATTTGGTCAACTAACAGTATAGATTTAGAATCAAATCAAGCGTACTACATCAATGGCCGTGCAGTTTTAAATGAAACCATATTAGGTGCAAGTGTTACTCAAAGTAACTTAATGACTTTAGGCGTACTGCAAGAGTTAACTGTAGCAGGAAATGCAGTATTCCACGGTGGAATTATTGCGGCAAACACTGATTTAAGTGTTAAGTCTCTTAAGGTTACTCAAAGTAGTGATGGCGTATCTACATTAATAGATGGAAGCACTATTAATACTACTGATAATTTAGTTATACAAAGTAAAACTGTTAATGTGTTGCAAAGCTATAACGATGGCATCACAATTGGAGACTTTGGTACTGCTAAGCCGGTTAGAGTGGCCGGCACATTATCTATCGGTATTAATAATCCAGATTCAAATTTTGATTTGGAAGTTGCTGGAAATGTTAAACTAAACAATAAAAAGTTTATTACAGGCTTTGATGCGCCAACACAAGGCGATTTTAATCAAGGCGACATTTGCTGGAACGCTAATCCTACCAACAATGGATATGTTGGATGGATTTGTACAGTTGCAGGAGCACCTGGAGTTTGGTTGCCGTTTGGTGGAATCGGTCACCGTTAATCTTGACCTTGTACTATAAAAGTGTATAATTAGTATATGCGGACT